ACCCGGAGGTATGGACACCTCTCGTATGAAGGGGGCTAATAGGCTTCTATCACAAATTGATGAGGTAAAGAAGCAATTAAAAGACACGAGAGGGTCAGTTCCAGAACCGGGGCCTCGTCCTGTGAGTGCTCCACAACTAACAGATTCTGGCCAGGTAGGTGCGGCTCCCCGTCCTCGCTCTGCGCGTGAAGGCGAAGAACTAAAGGGTCGTGCGGCTGAACGTCGGTACGGCTCCGGCCCAGATTCAAAAAAACCTTCAACCGTAGACACCAAATCCAAGAAGCCGATTGCCAAACGTATTATGGAAGCATTAGGCGATGAGCGTACTATGGAACAGGCCACCAAAGACCGTGAAATGAGTGAGCGTATGGAACGTGAGACTATGGGTCGTAAGAAGGGCGGCATGGGCCAGAAAAAGAAAGCCTCGGTTAAAAAAGGTTACGGAGGTATGGTCAAGAAGAAGCAGGGCGGGTCAGCTAACAAGGTCAATATGAAGGCTGGCTTTACCCGACGTGGTTGTTCAAAGGGTTAATTATGACTGAGCAGCAAGAGAAATTCCTAAACGCACTATTCGGTGAGGCTCAAGGTAATTTCCGTGAAGCCATGGATATTGCTGGATATGCTCCTACTGAATACTCGGCTCGTCTGATCCGTCAGATGAAGAATGAGATCATCGAGCGTGCTGAGTATATGCTTGCTGCTAATGCTCCAAAGGCAGTTCTGTCTATGGCTGGTATCCTAGACGATCCTAGTGCTCTCGGTAACCGAGATAGACTAGCCGCCGCTAAGGAGATCCTGGACCGAGCAGGTCTGGTAAAGACAGAGAAGATCGAACACAAGACAATCGGTGCCTCGATTATTCTTCTGCCTCCGCTAGAGGATATCAATGAGTCATCCGAAGATCAGCCACCTGAAGACTGAGAAATACAAAGCTGTAGGCAAGCGTCCCTACGGTTTTGACAGTTACAGGGATGAAGAAGGTCAGGCATGGTTCGTACCTCATAAACCTACTATTGATCTCTTAGCCGAGGCTATCGATCATATCAGGTCGGGCAGATCTGTGCGTAAGGTAGCGGCTTGGTTAGAAGATAAGACTAAGCGTAAGTTATCTGCTACTCGACTACATAAACTGGCTTGGACCCAAGAGGAACTAGCCGAGCGTAGGAAAGAGCGTAGAAAGAATCTAACCCCTAAACAGCGTAAGATCGAGGATCTCAAGAATACCGAGAAACAAACTCGGATCAAAGCTGAACAGGCCAAACGCAGGCTAGAACGGGCAAGGGCTAGATCAGGTGTTCAGACCGGAGCAGAACCGGATAGTTTTACTGATGCTGGTCAACCCCTAGAAAGGGATGTAGCATTCCGGCCTAATCCCGGCCCACAGACATACTTCCTTGCGGCTAATGAGCGTGAAGTATTCTATGGTGGGGCTAGAGGTGGTGGTAAGACATATAGTCTCTTGATTGCTCCGCTCCGGTTTGTAGATAAGCCTACCTCTCGTGCTCTCCTGATTCGCAAGTCTATGCCTGAACTACGAGATGTAATCTTCCAGACTCAACAGTTATACCCTAAAGCTGTACCCGGTGCCAAGTTCAAGACTCAAGAAAACACTTGGCACTTTCCTAGCGGTGCGCGTATTGAGTTCGGGTATTGCGAAAACCTAACGGATGTGCTACGATACCAGGGTCAATCATACTCATGGATTGGGGTGGACGAGTTACCTCAGTATGATTCACCGGATGTATGGCACTTCCTAAGATCCTCTCTCCGGTCTGCTGATTCTAGTATTCCCTTACATTTTAGAGCCACAGGAAATCCAGGCAACAGGGGCAGTCGTTGGGTTAAAGAGTTATTTATCGATCCGGCTGAACCCAACACCCGCTTCACTGAAAAGGTTGAATACGAACTAGAAGGTAGGACACTCTCTACTGAGATCACTAGAAAGTTTATCCCTGCATCGGTATGGGATAATCCGTATCTCACTCAAGATTCCAGTTATATTGCTATGCTGGCGTCTTTGCCGGAAGTCAAGCGTAAGCAGTTTCTCTACGGTGATTGGGATGTAGTAGAAGACGGAGCCTTCTCTGAGTTTAACAGATCAACTCACGTGGTCGAACCTTTTGAAATCCCTAATGGTTGGACTAAGATCCGTGCAGCAGACTTTGGATTCTCATCCCCTTCGGCTATTCTCTGGGGTGCAATAGATTACGATAATAATATCTGGATCTATCGAGAACTGTATGTCAGCAAGGTAATCGCAGATCAGTTAGGTCGTATGATTCGTGAAGTAGAATTAGGTGACGGCAAGATCTACGATGCCGTACTAGATAGTAGCTGTTGGGCTAGACGAGGTGATCGAGGCCCATCTATCGCTGAGATGCTAAATGCAGAAGGGTGCAGATTTAGACCATCAGACCGGTCCCCAGGCTCTCGTATCAGCGGTAAGATCGAAGTACACAAGCGGCTTATGGTTGACGAGGATAGTGGCGAACCCGGTCTAAGGATCTTTGAGAACTGCCCTAACCTTATCCGACAACTTAGTTCTTTACCTTTGGATAAGAACAATCCAGAAGATGTAGACACTAAAGCAGAAGACCATGCTTATGATGCACTAAGGTATATGGTTTCATCCCGGCCTACAAACATTCGAACCGCCTTCGAGAACATGCCTAAATCTACATGGCGACCAAGTGATAACCGATTTGGTTATTAATAGAGGTATATATGGCTGAATACGACAATGACAGGATTAACGTCCTAGATGATGACGAAGACGAGGAATCTAGCAGTCAATATACTAACATGGTTAGCTATGTTGAGGAAAGGTTCGGGCGAGCTAAGGATGCTAGGTACTATGATGAATCTCGTTGGATACAGGCTTACCGAAACTATCGTGGTATCTACGGTCCTGACGTACAGTTTACCGAAACAGAAAAGTCACGAGTATTTATCAAGGTAACCAAGACCAAGGTACTCGCTGCTTACGGTCAGCTTATTGACGTATTGTTCAGCCAGGGTAAATTCCCTATCGGTGTTGACCGGACTACTCTCCCAGAGGGGATTGCCGACACCGCTCACTTTGATCCTAAAGAGAAGCAGGATGCTGAGGTTGTTCGGCAATTTGAGGATCGATATGGATTCCCTGGTGACGGTAAGGATCTAAAACCGGGTGCCACTTCTGTTGAACTGGTAGAAAACCTCGGGGCTATGAGAGAAGACCTTGAAGAAATCGAAGGTCTCAAGGAAGGTCCAGGCGTTACCCCGTCATCTATCACATTCCATCCAGCAGATGTAGCCGCTAAGAAGATGGAAAAGAAGATCAAGGATCAGCTAGAAGAATCTGCTGCCACCCGGCATCTTCGGTTTAGTTGTTTTGAGTGTGTCACCTTTGGTACCGGTATTATGAAAGGTCCGTTTGCTTTTGATAAAGAGTATCCTAACTGGGATGAAGATGGTACATACAACCCTGTTATCAAGACTGTCCCACAAGTTGAATACACGTCGATCTGGAATTTCTACCCGGACCCGGATGCGTACAGCATGTACGACTGCGATTATGCGGTCGAGCGCCATAGATTAACCCGGTCACAACTACGTAACCTAAAGAATCGTCCATACTTCCGCAAGTCCGCTATTGAGGCTGCTATCAAAGATGGTCCTGCGTATGTTCGTGAGTGGTGGGAAAATGATATCGACGATAGTCAAGGGTCTAATGGCGGGTCTGCTTATACCGGTACAGATGTGGAACGGTACGAGGTTCTAGAGTTCTGGGGTACAGTAGACGCCCAGATCGCTGAGGATAATAACCTGGAACTACCGGAAGAATATAAGAAAGACGAGGAAGTACAGGTCAACTGTTGGGTTTGCAACGGTGAAGTGCTTCGACTGGTTATTAATCCCTTCACTCCTAAACGTATCCCGTATTTTGCCACACCGTATGAGGTTAATCCTTATTCATTCTTTGGGGTAGGTCTAGCAGAGAACATGGACGATACCCAGACTCTAATGAACGGTTTTATGCGTCTAGCAGTAGACAACGCTGTTCTTTCTGGTAACCTGCTAATCGAGGTTGATGAGTCTAACCTAACCCCCGGTCAGGATCTAACCGTATACCCAGGTAAGGTATTCCGTCGGTCCGGCGGTGCTCCTGGTCAGGCTATCTTCGGTACTAAATTCCCTAACGTGTCCAGCGAAAACATGATGCTGTTTGACAAGGCTCGGGTACTGGCTGATGAATCTTCTGGTCTACCTTCATTCTCTTATGGTCAGACCGGTGTAAGTGGTACAGGTAGAACAGCGGCTGGCATCTCTATGCTTATGGGTGCGGCATCCGGTTCGATCCGCACAGTTATCAAGAACTTCGATGATTATCTGCTTCGTCCTCTGGGTGAGGCAATGTTTGCATTTAATATGCAGTTTGATTTTGATCCAGAGATCAAGGGTGACCTAGAGGTTCGTGCTCGCGGTACTGAATCGTTCATGCAGAATGAAGTACGGTCACAACGTCTTATCAGCTTCCTACAGATTGCCAGTAACCCGGTACTCGCTCCGTTTGCCAAGTTCCCTTATATTATGCGTGAGATCGCTGCTACGATGGATCTTGACGTGGACAAGGTTGCTAACAGCCCAGAGGAAGCATTCCGTCAGGCTGAACTACTTAAGCAGATGCAGCAACGTATGCAAGCTGATCAACCAGAAGCGGCTGTCGGCCAGGACGCTATGGGTACAGGTGGGGGTAATATCGGTGTTGGTCAAGCCCCTGTCCCTGGTGAGCAGGGCTTCCCAACCGGTGGTGGTCCTCAGCCCCAACAAGGTCAGCCCCAACAAGGTCAGCCACAACAGGGCGGTGGTCAAGGTATCCCGCCTGAACTAATGGCTCTGCTACAGGCTGGTGGTCAGTAATGAACCCTAAAGTCGCACGAGATGTTCTGCCCCTGGTAAGCAACCCAGACTTTGCTGAACTTATCGGTATCTATCTGGACGAGAAGATCTCAGAACAATATAAGATTATGGAGCAGTCTGTAGATACGCACGTTATCTATCGAGCACAAGGGGCTGCGTCAATCCTAAGACGGCTTAAGAGCATGAAGGCTGAAATTCAAAGTTCTGCGGAGAGGGATAAGTAATGGTTAGTACAGCACAAGATATCATGGATCGGTACGGCATTGATCAAGACTTTGCCGCCAGTATCGAATCGTTGGGTAACGATCTTGGTGTAGACCCAATGTATTTCGCGAATACCATGTATGCTGAAAGCCGTCTTGATCCCTCAGTGAAGAATAAGGCTGGTAGCGGGGCTACAGGCTTGATTCAGTTTATGCCTCAAACCGCTAAAAACTTTGGAACTACAACTGATGAACTAAGTCGCATGACCCCGGTTGAACAGATGGAATATGTCCGCAAATATTTCTCCGCTGATAATTTAGGTGCTGGGCGGTTACGTGATCTACGAAATGATCCATCTCAACACAACGTAAATATGGCTGTGTTCCTCCCGTCTATGATTGGTAAGCCGGTAGACACTCAGATTCCCCAAAAGTATTGGCGTCAGAACGGTTCTATTCGGACTCCTTCTGACTATACAAGATCCACCGAAGAACGGGTTAATGCTTATGTTCAAAGTAACCCCGTGGATACGCAGACTGATCAGATGCTGTTTCAGGAACAGCCGGGGGATTTCTTTCGTCCCGAAGATGGTACCGTTCCTTCTGATACCGGCACTGTTACTGGCGGT